TTAATTTATCTAATGTATTAACACTACCCTTCATAATATCTTGAGTCACTGCAATAATTTCTTGTTGGATTACGTTCTCATCCATAGTTCCTAATCTTACTTCTTTTTCTACAGCATCATAAAATTTTTTCATGTTTACTTTACCTGGTTGAGGAAATATATCTCGCCAAACTATTTTCATTGAATCAATTACACTGGCTCTTCCACCTATATGACCATTGACCATAGGAAATAAAGCCGAAGCTTCTACGTTTCTAACTTGAGTTTGTGGAGAAAAGACTGTCTTACCCATTTGAGTTAAGACTTTAAATTGTAATGCATGTCTCCAGATTGCAATGTCTATAAGTTTATCTAGTGTTCCACCTACTCCTTCTAACATTCTTTTAGTTTGAGGAGATACATATAAACCTATAATATCACTTGGAAGTACACCTAGTCTTGGAATTTTAAATACTTTTTTAGCTCCTATTATATATGGAATAGCTTCAGCTTCAGTTTTAAAACCAAGTTTATTATCTAATAGATACTTAGCAATCTTATCATATTGTTTTTTAGTTGTAATTTCTGACACCATTTCCATAGCAGTATTAGCTACTTGGTTTTTTAAATCTGTCTTATATCCTAAAACTTTTTTAATTTGTTCAGGAAGTAATTCTCCTTTTTTAAGAAACTTAAATTTATCGTTTCTTAAATGTTGTAAACCTATTTTTTCTATAGCTGCTAAAGGATTTACTCCTTCAGTTCTACCTGTGTGTAATATATTTTCTACAATTCTTTGAGCATATTTCATATAAGCTCTTTCCGCAGATACATTAGGTAAAAATTTTCTAGCTTCTGCTTTATAGTCTTTGTTTCTTTTAACTACATTTTTAACTACCCACCTAGCTGCATTAATTTTATCTCGAGGATTTACTAGCCACATTGGATTACTAAAAGTTCCAAAAGAAGCTCTTAAATATTTCTTAACATCATCAAGTAATGCGTTTTTGTATGATTCAAATTTTTGAGAACCTGGTAAAGCATTAGCATATAATCTTCTAAGTTTGTCTAGTTCTTGGTTTAACTCATGAGCATGAAATCTTAATTCTTTAGGAAGAGATTTTAAACCACCTTTTAATTGGCCTTTTAAATATTCTAATACCTGATCAGCATAATATTTTTCTCCAACAGGAGAAGTCATATTTGTATTATATCTTTTCTGAAAACTTTCAGCTAACTTATAAGCTGTTGCATTGATATCATCTAATACTTTAAATATTTTTTTACCTTTAGATCTAATAGTTAATTTTGCTTCTTCATTGATAGTACCAAGAAACTGATTGTTCTTTCCAAATGATTGGAAGTAACTTAAAAAATCTGAAAACTTTTTAAGTCTTCTTAGACCTGGGTCTGGTGTTGTTTCAGGAATCATTTTCCATTTATCAAATGGGGGAAGTTGTCTAATCAAAGATTTGTTTTTCCTTGTAGGCATTCTTAAGTTTCTTGTTAACGCCGGCACCACTGCTTTAGTTAACGCAGCCCCTGTCCAATCTCTAGTAATTCTTGCAGCAGTTGGAACACCTGGAGTTCTTGCTAAAATCCATGACGCTGTAGAAAAAGCTTTTCCTGTTCCTTCTAATATGATTCCAACGTTTTGTCTTACACCTGGTCTAACAAAATGTTTCATAGTTAATTGAGCAGCTTTTCCAACCAATGGAAACCCACCACCAATGATGGCGCCTTCTCTAGCAAACCTAACTTTATTAATTAAAGTTGCTTTAGCTAAGTCGCTTCCAGTTAAACCTTTAGTATCAATTGGTTTATTAATTCTTCCTTTAGTGGGTTCTCCCCATAACATTCCCCAAGGCAAACCTCTTTCCATATCAGGACGTCCACCACTGCCATAAAAGGCATCCGCAAAACCTAAGATGAAAGCACCTTCCGCCATTCGAGTTGCAATCTTAGAAGCTTTACTAACTTTGTTACGTTCTTGTAACCACTTTAGTTTACTCCATCCAAGAAGACCTGATTTAATTTTAGTAGCAACTGATAATGGTATTGCATATTCTCCAATCAATTTAGATATGGATCCTGGAACACTTTCAGGTTTATCTGCAGCAAAAGACATATCTTCATCTATTGCTTTGTTAAATTTTTGTTGAAACTCTGTACTGAATGCCCAATCAATAGGTGTTAGCACCCATTCACTAGCTGACTGAACAAAGTTTCCAGTTCCTTTTATTAATTGTTGAGCTATATCTGTATAGCCTTCTACATAATCTCTTTTCTTTTGAAATTTTTTTGACTCTCTTTGTTTTTTCCACTTGTCTAGAGTGTAAGACATAGCACCAGTATTACCTGTAAGCATTAAAGCAACATCAGTTAAACCTTCTTTAGTATATTTAACTGGTTTCTTTTTAGGTGCAGCTATTCTTTCAGAAGTTTCTATAATTAATTTAGTAAACTCATCATAGTTTTCTATGTCTTTTTTCTTTTTCTTTTTAGGCTTAGTGTAAAAAGGATACTCTTGTGATTTTAAATCTTCTTTAATAGAATATTTTTCTTGTTCAGGGTCTACGTTGCCACTCCAAGTATCTTGAATCTTGTCCCAAAGTTTAATTTCTTCGGCCATTTTAAGCCTCCGATGGCAGCAATAAGTTTACTCCATATTTAGCATTGAAATTATCTACATCTTGTTGTGTTTGAATTTCTGCAAAGTCTGCTAGAGCTTCTGCACTGCTAACTAATAGTTGTACTATTTCATTTGAAATTTCTTGAGGTAATCTTGCTCTTAATTCTTCATAAGAAAGTTGATCAGGCATCACACCTTCTTCAACTGTCTCTTGCATAGCCATGTCTCCTTGAGGAGTCATGATATCTACATCAGCTTGCTCCACTAATTCACCATTAGCATAGCCTGCTCTTCCACCAGTAGCACCTGCCCAACCTCTTCTTTTTCTTTTTTGTTGGACAATGTATTCAAACGTCATTTCAATTACTTTCTTTTGAAGGTCACCTTTGTTGCTTGGATCTAAGTAGTATTCTCCAACAGTTATTACGTCTTCGTCTTCATCTGTCATAGGTTTACCATCAGGTCCCATCATTGGTTCTTCACTTTCCTGTAATGATTTTTTAAATCCTCCTTGAAGATTTGCCATTCCTTCAGTACCACCTATTACATCTTTAATATTAATACCAAGATCCGCTTCAAATCTATCTAACTGTTGATCAATTCTTTGTTGGTCCTTACGCCACTGAACATAATTAGGGTCTTTAAGTCTATCATTTTCATTCATGTCATTCCATTTAGGATCCCACTTCTCATTTAAATCATACATAGAATCAAATGCTTCTTGTGTAAGTTGAGCTATCTTTTCATCTTTAAACATTGCTGCCGTGTCAGTACCACTTAAAGCTTCAGCCTTACCTTCAACTAAAGTTTTAAATAAGTCAGCGTCTGTTTGATACTTCATTGCTCTTTCAGTATCAGTGTCTTTATATAATTGGTCTAATGGTTTTTTAGCTGATGCAGCTGCAGTTGCTAACAAGCCACCTTGTGGTGGTCTTGACATAAAATCTAAACCAAATGAAGTTAAGAATCTTGAAAGACCTTCTCCTTCTGGTCTTTTATATTGAGGATAATATTTTCTTGCCGCTTCCATCTCTGATTTAGTTGGAAGAAATTTTAATTGATCACTCATTGTAATATCAGTGTTGCCACCTTCAGTGTCTATGTTAATAGTTTCTCTATTTTGCATAGTCCACTTTCTTTGAATTTCTCTGTCTTGTAAATGAGAGTTAGCTTCTATAAAACTTTTAGGAATACCCATCTCTTCAAGAGTTTTTCCTGCATAGCCACCTGGTCCATCTACTAAACCTCTCTTAGGTGTATCTAAACCAGAAATAATTCCTTGAGCTGAACCACCCATTCTAAACATCGGTCGTCTTAAAGTTCTAGAACTTCTCATAATTAATTAGTCGGTTTCTTTCCGAAGAAATTTGAATAACCTTTACCAAGGGAACCATAAATTCCAGCGAGTGTTGAACCAACTCCTAATGCAGTTTGCATAGGTGATGGATTTGGTACGTTAGTTGATTGTGTTTGTGCAGGATATCCACCCATTAATCCTGTAACTTGACCAGCATATCTTTGTAAGTTTTCTTGCGGTAAGAAAGCGGCCTGCCTTGCTGCTTCTCTTGTAGCGTCTAAACCAGCTTGTGTTTGTGCTTGTTGGATTGCGCCCACTTGACCCAAAGCTGAAACATCTGCTTGTTGTAATCCTGGTACCATACTAGCTAAACCTTTTTGTCTCTCAAAATCTTGTGCTCTAGCTTGTTGTGCTTGTTGGAAACCTTGTTGTAATAATCCTGATTGAAGTAAAAGTCTATCTCTATCGCTTCCTCTTTCATATTCTGATTGTAAAACTTGATCTCTACCACCACCAAAAGCTCCCGCTCTTATAGCTTGGTCTCTCATTTGTTGTCTTTTAATTCCTGCGTTTCTATCGAATTCTTCTAATGAATAATCTATCACCTGTTGTTGATATGGTGACATATAATCTTGAATAGTGCCTACACCTGTTCCAGCACCTGCACCTAGAAGTTTTTCTGCTTCTGCAACGTATGGTTTGTAAGCACCTACACCAGTTGTTGCCATAGTATAAGCATCTTTTTGCGCTTGATCTTGTGCTGCTATTTCTGGTGCTAGACCTGATAAATCTTGTTGTCTTCTATCAAAAGCTTGTGCTCCTAATCTTCTAGCATCATAGTCTTTTTGTCTTTGGGCAAATTGCTCATCTGTTTCCCATGATTCTTTTTGTGTTGGTCTTGCAGTTTTTAAAAATTCCCCCAGACCTTGGGCCATAGTTGGTTGGCCAGTAGATGCTATTAGCGATTTACTTAGGTCAACACCTATATCTTCTATAAACTGGGCGGGACGGGTTCTAGTTTCTTGTAATGCCATTATAATACTTCCTCTAATCTTTGTGATGTTTGAAACATTTCTCTAGCGCCATCTAAGCCTTGCGATTCTTCTGATACTTGACCTCCGGCTTCAAGGTTTTTCATCATATTATACATAACTTCTGCGCCTTTGTCTATATCTCCCTCACCAGCGCCTCTTACAGCATCAGCTGTAAATACGAATTCATTTTTACTTAATCTTGCAGGGACATCATCTGCTTTTTCTTTTCCACCGATAGGTACAAAGCCACCTTCTTCTCTATAATCTTTTTCCATACCACCCATGTCCATGAGCCCTGCTTCAGGTTTCCCACCTTCAGCAAAAGCTTGAATTCCATACTGTCTATATTGATTTAAATCTCCAAGACCAGTACCGTCATCCTCATTATTCCAGTCATCATATTTTTTATAATCTTTAGCAGCCATTAAACCTGATAAGGCACTTGCACCACTGATCGCTGCAAAAGGATTAGCTTTAGCCCAATTCCATAGACCACCTTTACCGCCTTTACCCATAATCATTTCCATCATCTTAAAGTTTTTTCCACCACCACCAAAAATTCCCATTTTATATCCACCTAAACCCAATAGTGCAGCTTTACCTATCGGACTTTTAAATACTTTTTTAATTTTTTTAAATATACTTCCTAAACCATAAGCACGTCTACCATCATCGCCCATGATTCCACCGTAAGCTCTTCCAACTCTACCACCTTCAGCTCTAAATGCTAGAGGCATGTACCAATCGTCTTCGTCATCATCATCGGAGCCGCCTCCGCCTCCACCGGATCCACCACCTCTGCTTCTTTCATACTCATCTTGACTACTATAACCTAATCGTCTCCATTCTGGTTCATCGGGGCCATCACCAGTTTTTTCTTTGTAGCCATAAGTAGCCGGAATTTTTTTTCCAGTGACAGGATGTATTGTCCAAGTTTCAACAAATTTTTCTAAATTACCTACATTACCAGAATATTTTAATCCAGGTGCACCACGATATTTTGCTGCATAATCTGCAAAATTAATTGCATCTAAACCATACTTACTAGGATCAAAAGTTCTTAAAGATTCAAAATCATCAAAAGAAAATTTATCAAAATCTTTATAACTTCTTGTGTCCATATCTCCGCCTGTTTCTGTTTCTTCATATAGAGCTCTTAACTCTGGAGGTAGTTTACCATAAGCTACAGGATTATTAGTTTTTAAATGTTGTATATAACGTAATTCATTTCCAGGATTATTAGGAAATACATCATATAAAACTTTTCTTGTTGGGTGGACAAAAGGTGTTTTGTCTTGATGTGCTTTAACTATGTCTTGTGATTTTTTAATTTCTTTTTCGTATGTATCAGAACCTTGATAATGTCTGTCTCCCCCACTCATTATATAAGGGTCTTCCGCTTTACCTACATTATGTATATTTGATGAACCCGTTGTAGCGTGAGCTCTTATTCCTCGTTCTCGATTAGTTTCAGCTGGAGAAGGTGTTGGCTTAGAAGATTTTGATGGAGAAGAATAACCCTCCCAGTCCTGATATGGAAACGCAGGTACACCTTCTTCGGTCATAGTTTCTTGACCACCTAAATCTTTTAATGTGTCCGCTTCGCCTGGAGTGATGTAAGCCAACATATGTGGCTGATTTTTAATTATTTTTGTATTAGGAATTCCTTGTTCCATGATCCGTGATTCATCACCCATGCCACCTGGATCAATGCCTATAACTTCATAATACTTATCACTATCGTAAGCTATTTCACCAGCTTCATCATAGTCATAGCCGTATTCATCCATCAGTAATTGCATTCTTTTTAAATACCAATCAGGACCCGCCATTAGCATTTCTGGTTTCTTAAGAGGTCTTTCTCCTTCGTACTTGATGCTTGGAGCACCAGTGTCTATCATGGAAGATTCTTCTATAATATCTGTAATTGCCATAGTCTTTTAAAATATCCTATTTTCTTTGGTTTTACAACTCTCCTGAGTCAGCACCTAAATTTATTTGAGCTACCTTAACATGCACATCTCTTCTGATATGTTCTCTTTTAGTAGCTGTAGATGGATTATCTACATCATCGTCAGCTTCTTTATCTGACATATATTCATGTCCACTTTCAGTATTAGTAAGTGTTACTTCTACTTCTGGTGTAATAACGTGAGTTCTTTTTCCATCTATTTTTTTATATTCGCTTTTAGCTTCTTGTTCTATGAAAGGCATATTTCTCCTATGTTTGTGTAACCTCAGCCGGTCTAGTAATTTGTAGTAAAGCGGCAGTCATTTTTATAACATTTCCTGTGGCACATTGCATCTTTAATTTATCACCTGCTTCCAGAATAATGAGGTTGTTAAAAGTCAATAAACTAACGCTTCCACTAGCCAATACATTGACCTTATCCCACTCATAATCCGTGGTAGATGAAGCATCATATACTTTAATATCTACATCTAAAGCTGATCCATGAGTATTAAATAATTTAATGCTTTTTATTATGGAAGTCGTAGCTGTAGGGGATTCATACATATCATCATATGATCCTGCAGATGTTACTTTAGCTTGAACATTTTTATATACGTTTGACATTAGCTTAAAAAGAAATTTAACCTTTCCTGATCATCCTTGTTTGGTTGTTGGTATGTAGAATTTAACTGTTCAATTAAAGATGTTAAAGATCTGTTAATTTGTCTTTGATTATCTTCACTATATTCTTTTTTAGGTTCTGGTAATCTTATTACTATCTTTGCCATTATCTTCTCCCATCCGGTTGTAAATCTATTTGGAAAGTTCCAAATCTCCACGCTTCTCCTGTGCCATCATTTTCAATCTTTACATTAACATATCTTCCTCTAGCTCTAGTATCTTCTTTAGTTGTAGCAGATGTAATTGTAAATGGACTATAGGTACTATTGCCTCCTGTTGAAGAAGGATAATCTTTTAATCCAATAGTTACTTTTGCATTACCTGTTAAAGTTTTAAAGTCTGGAACAAATCTTCTCATAGCTAAAAAAAGTTCTGGTTGATCTTGCTGTAAGGCAATATCATATGATGTAATATATGAAGTTAAAGCAGTTGTACTACCATCTGGGTTAACTTGATCGGTTCCTGTTTCTTGTTGATAAAAAGTAGTCTGTCCTAAATCTGTAGATCCTACTACATCAGGAAAAGTACCATCAGCTGAATTCTTAAACGCAGTTGAATATGGTTTTGGATAAACGATTGCATCAATCCAAGAAGTTCTTATTGAATTAGTATTAGTTCCTGTGTACCAATTTCCCATAGGAACTTGTTTAGACTCTCCATAATTAAATACTACATACTTATCATTATAATCAGAACCTGAAGATGGATAATACCAAACGACTTCGGTAAATAGATTATTAATTCCTGCAGCTACTTGTTGGCCTTTAGTGGTATCAAAATCATCATAGACATAGTCTTCTACTGAACAAGGTAGTGAGTTTACTGTACCATCAAATGCAAAGAAACCATTATTTCCTACCCAATAAGCTACACCATCAATTTCACAACATGCATTCTGTCCAATTAAACCACAGTTTGTACCAACCTGTTCAAATCCAAAGGTGAAAGGAGACCCAACAAATTTCATTGAGTATAAAGCATTATCAGTCCACACTAGAATATTTTCTTTTGCAACGATTGCTCCCATAATTTTTGTACCATCTTGTAGACGATAAGTTCCAGCACTATTGTCCGCTGAAGGAGCATAGGTATTAACCGATCCTTGGTCCGAGAACCTAATAAACATATTGTCTTGGGTTGTAGGATCACCAATAGTTGTTTCAGTTCCAAGATGAATTAAGTGACGTGTTGTGGGAGATATTAAAGTTAGTCTTGAAGCTGTTGGATTTCCAACAGTTCCACTTATAGCAGTTACATAATTAGTTGTTAGCATTCCAGCAGGCGTTGTAAATTTTGCAGCAATAGAAGGATCCCATGTATAAGTTTTTCCATCAGCAACTGTAGCAACTAAAACTTGTCCCCAGTTACTTAAAGACCAAAGTCCTGGTTCTAGTGTAACTGATGATGCTTTAACAGCATCTCCCCAACCAGTCCAGTTCGTAGCATCTTGAACTGTTGAATTAGTTAAGTGAGCTTGTCCATTTGAAGTTCCTGGAGTTGCAGTTCCAGAAGCACCTCTAGTAATACCTAAAAATTGTGTTGAACTTTTTGATGTGTAGGTAATTAACTCTGCGTTTGGCACTGTGCCAACAGCAATAGTTCCTGCTGATGCAAACCCTGTTGTATCATCTACTGTAACAGCGGTTCCTACTCCACCTGTACCAGCAGTGTCAGCGTTTAACGCTCCATTTAATTCTGTACTTGTTGATCCTGTAATTGTTCCACCATAATTTCCAATACCAAAACCATAACCATATGATTGTGCGGCTGGGCCTATTCTTACATAAGGTTTAAGAGTTACAGAACTTCCAGAAGTTAAAGTAGCACCTCCTCCATTTGCTTCTGCAGTTGGTGATGTAATTGTAAAAGTAGTATCACTAGGAACAGTAATAACTTGACAAACTTTATCTTCAAAAAGAGTAGCTGACAAAGACGAACCTGTAGGCATTGTTACACTATCAAATACAATCATATCCCCTACTTCAATACTATGAGACGCAGAAGTAGTTACCGTAATTGAAGTTCCGGTAGCCGTACTTGTAGATAGGGTTGCACTAATTGTAGTAGGCGTCCCTGCATTATTAGATCTAAAAGGAGTTATGTCATATATATTTCCTTCAAAATATATAAGTAAAAATTTATCTGTACCTATGGCAACGTATCTATTACCATCTGTATCAACAAATGCGTGAATTTTTCTAGCTACTCCATGAAGAGTGCTGGTTAATAAAGATTGCCATCCTCCTACTTTTTCAGGAAGACCGTATCTAAATCTTGTGTTATCGGAATCTACCCATCGACCATTAGCACCGACACTTGTGTCTTGCTTATCTATTCCAGGTAAAAATTTAATAGATGTAAGAGCCATCTTTTCAGCTCCTAAGTTGGGAATACTTCAGTATTAGATTTATAAGCCCAGCCTCTAGTTGCGTCTAAATATATAAGTGTTACTGATTGACCATTAACATCTAGAGTATCATTAGATGTAGCACTCATAATCTTAGATCCATTTCTATCTATAGTTACATTATTAGAATTAAAATTTCCTCTTGAATCAATAATTGTAACTAGATCACCTACAGAAGGTGAAGCTGGCAGTGCCACTGTAACCGCACTTGTTGAAGTATCAACAAAAATTTGGTCTCCAGAGACAGCTGTATAAGGAGAATAAGTATTATCAATAGCATATAATCCTTCTTGCAAAAGCGTAACATTTGTATTAGTTCCATCAGATCTACATAAAACTACTGATTTATTAGGTATATATGTAGTAGTACCAGAAGCAGTTAATATACCTAAAGTATATTTATTAGTTCCATTTCTGTCTGTAGCATCTTCAACAATCCATATTCTTTCTGCACCCGATGGCATTGTTAATGTTCTATTAGCACTTAAAGTGCCTGTTAATTTTAAATATATATTTTTACCATTTGAAGTAGCACCATCAGTTAAAGCAAGTGTAACACTTGCACCAGCCATATCTATTGCTAGATATCCTGTAGCTGCTTGTTCTAAAATCTGTAGGTTTGTATTAGTGATTCCACCCCATTGTCCGGCTTTCTCACCTGTTGTTACTAATTCTAATTTGGTATTTGTACTATAAGTTGATGCCATAATTTTATATTCCTGGGTCTATTGGTATCCAAGTTGCACTTACACCTGGAATAATTTCACTCCATACAATTGCTTGTGCAGTTCCTGAAGCCAATGTAAATGTTGATTTTGTAGGATCAACAACTGCTCCACCTGTTATTGTAACAGTTCCAGAGCTAATTGTAAACCCACTCTTTGTAGGTGACACAGTAGCACCGGCGCTAACAGTAACGTTTCCAGTACCTAAAACAAGGGAAGATTTAGTAGGGCTAACATTACCATCTGCTGTAATTACAACAGTCCCAATTCCTAAAGTTACCTGACTTGGAGTAGGAATCTCTACAATTGAATCAGCTGTAATTCCTGGGTTACCTATATTAAGAACCAATGAGCTTTTAGTAACAGCAATAGTTACGCTCCCATCTTGACCCGATGTTGATATCGGTAGTTCGCCAAATGCTCCAAATCCTAATAACATATAATATAATCCTTAGAAGGAAGCAGGGGGTATGTGGTGGATCCCTGCCTCCATCAAAGAATTATATCATCGTTTAAACCAAGAAGGAAGTCCTAAATGTGGACGTTTGTCAAACATATTATCCTTCGCTCCAGGGGTCTTACGATTGTTATAATGCAGGAAAACTTGTACGCATTCTTTGCCTTTGAATTTTTCTCTCCAATGTTCTAGCTCACAACCAGAATAAACCAGCATATCTCCTGGTTTTAAATCTACTTTGATACCTTTCTTACCAACTTCTCCAGATGGCTCTAAGTATATCGGCCAATCATCACCACCCAAATTCATAGTAGTAGATATCTCACAACTAAATCTGTCTTTGTGTCTTTTTAATACATCACCTTTTTTATATATTCTAGCATATGTATATGCAGGATATAATTTTAATCCTGTTGCTTTTTCCATATCTGGTAAACATTTTAATAACAATGTTTCCATAGCCATATTAGCATATTGAGAATATGTGTTTGGAATCTGTTCATTCTCTGATTCATAATATCCTATAATAGTTTCAAATGGTGAAAAATATTTACGTTCTTTACAAGTATCATATACTTGCTTTTGCATTAAAAAATAATTTGCAACAAAAGCTGCTAGGTCTTTTGATATTGCTTGACGGATAACTGTATACTTTTTCTTTTTAAACATCTTTAGCCATTTGTTTTGGTACAGCTTGTATGTTCCAATGTATAAATCTAAAAGGTTCTATTCCAAAATCTACTGCATATTCGTGTTCCAAGAACCCTGGAAATATAATTAATGTACCTGGTGTAGGTTTAAAATGAATTAGTTCTGTGCCACCCCATACACCTTTAAGGTCTGGTTTTAATTTTAACTTTGTACTTCTTGCCCCGGTTCTCGGTTCGTGAAATACAGGGTAAGAAGTTTTATCACTACATTTTAAAAAGTAAAAACCTGATACGTGTTGATTCCAATGCACGTGTGCTGAATGATGACCACCACCTTTTTTAGCAAACTCTTGTACCCATAACTCACTGAACATAGTTGTGTATTGTGACATATCATAACCTTGGTGATCTAAATATTCCCAAGACTTTTGACCAATATAATTTCTAAAATCTAAAAAGTCATTGTCAACTGTTAATGGTGTAGAATGATATGATCTTCCAAAGTCACCCCATTTTTTTATATGTTCTTTTTCTCTTTTACGGGCTTCTTGAATATATTTATTAGAAGCTTTGTTTAAAGATTTTACAAACTCTGGTTTTTGTTCTGACCAAATGGTCGTGTTAAAATAGTTATTTATATACATTATCTAAACGGCTTTCCTAAATGCCAGACAACAAGACTGTATCTTGTGCCTGATGTTACTGGTTTAACTCTATGCCACACAAATGAAGGGAATATAATAATAGAACCTTTTGGTAATATCTCTTTACATTGTATTCTATGTTTCGATTCATCTCGCATATGTGGATCATAGTTTCTAAAATCAAATTCTAATTCACCGCCTTTATATTCTGAACCATCTGTTAACTGACACGTCATAGATAGTTTTCTAATTCTTCCGTGCTCCGGACTGTTAACATCGTCTCGTTTATAAGGTTTATCCCAACTATCACAATGCCAATCATAATATTGATTTAGTTTATATTTTGTAAACTGACAAGATTCAGATCTTTCCCAATCAAAGTTCCAACCAGCATTTTTGTTAGCTTGGTGAACATAAGGATGTATTTCTTTATATATCCAAGTATCATTAAGCCATACCAAATCTGATTTTCTTTTTCTTTGCATATTTAAAACTTCTTCTTTTTTTAATTCTTTATCGCCATAGCCACCAGTTCTAGCCATAACTTCTTTTTGTTGATTAGCATAAGCTATCACATCGTCACAAAATTTAGGAGTTAATGCTGATTTAAAATACCAATAATAATTAGATATATTCATTGAAACTTTGGCCCCGTTAAAAACATTGTTAGACTCTCCCTTGTTCCTTGAGTAATAGGATTTACTTTATGAAGTATATGTGATTTTAATAATAACTTCT